GGCATCAACAATCTTATAGCGACCGTCAATGTCAAATGGCTTGCTCCACTTATTGTTCTTCTGCACCAAGAAAGATGCTGTATAAAACAAATTGTAGATGCTAGCCTTTGTGAACTTCTTCAACTTTGATTCAGGATACTTTGCACATCCATCAGCAATCAGGCGAAAGATTTGTGCAGTAATCTTTTTGTCATGTTCGGTGATGTTGATCAACTTTTTAGGATATGAACCAAGCATATCATCTAGATCGGCATGATTGTATCCTTCATAATCATTGTTATTGATATACCGAAGCATTTCGGCACCAAACAAGGTATCGCCCTTGTGCTTGATATCATACTCACCTGACATACCGGTGATGGATTCAAACATCTTGCGAATAGCAATGTCATGTAGGAACAATGCATTTAGCCAGCGATTTAGAGGATTGTAGTTTAGAATACGGCGCTCATGGTTCGTCATAGGCTCCATATCATTTGATGTGATAAAGATCCTTGCAAGTTCACGAAGATCACCAGTCGTATATGTGGTTACGACTACACGCTGCGACTTAAAGAAGTCTTGGGCTTCTTCTGGCATCTTATTAAAGGTGCCTTTAACATAGATGCTGCCAGCCTGTTCCTCATCCTTTAGTTCAATAACAGACAGAGGGGTAAGGTCAATCTTGCCTTCAATATATTTTACGATTGTATCAATACGATGCTGGCCATCTAGGACAAGATACTCGTATCCCTGTCCAGAAAGGTTCTGAAAGTATTCAAGGTTTTCCTTGATAAATTCATAGTTCTTTTCTGTAGGGACAAGTTGTTCCTCAAGAAAGGCCGTGATAGGCTGAATCTTGGCAATCTGAAATAGATCCTTGAGATTACCGCCATTCATAAGCGATGTTAGATAGGATGACTTTTTGTATCCGACCCATTCATTCAATAGACGCTGTAAACGCTCACGGTCATAGAAAAACTTATTGCCCGCATGTAATCGGTAAAGTTCCGATACTGTCAAGAGTTCCGTATAGGAATGAATAGTCTGTGTGATATTCTTGTAAGACATAATATACCTCTCTGCCTCTTCGGCGTCAAAGGAAGGAGTTTACCTTCCGCATAGCGACAATCGCTATTTTCAATATTAGGGGATTTGTTTGGGAATGTCAAGCCCTAATGTTCATAAAAATCGTCTACCTCATCATAGTCTTCCGGGTGCTCCATCCACGCCTTCTTCAAATTCCGAATCGGACGCTTCTTGCTAACATCCGTTTGTGGTCGTTCAATACGCTTACCACCATACTTGCGATCCTCTTCAAACAGTTCCGCATAGAGAGGATCCATTTTACGACTAGGAATTTTGTTCTTCATGTTATATTACCTTTATTGCTCCTTATTCTGGTAATAGACCAGGAAATGCTTCGTTAACTAATTTAACTGTTAGGTGAGGAATTTTCAAGTCTTTTTGTATCATATTAGCAAACACCTCTGCCTCTTTTGGCTCAAGCGATTCCAGTAATTGTAATAGTAATTCTGTTGATCTCTTTTCTGTTAGACCTGCCGGTCGTTTTGGGTTGCCTTCTGTCCATAGATATACACGAGACAGAGCATCGGTCATGTGTGAATATGACATTCCTGCCGGCACATCTACTTTATTATATTTCGGAACTTCTTTTATAGTGAACTTGACCCTCGGATCAAATGCACCTTGTAGAATACTCTTTACCGCAAACGATCCGTTTCGTCGTAGAATGTCTAGACGATCTTGTTTTGTCTTTGCATTTCTAAAATCATCAAGCACTTCATATACATTTTTTATTGACATGGTTTATCCTCAAAAGTCGTTTATGTGTTCAATCATCACCTTCAAACCATTCTGTATAAAATAGTTTAGCATCTTCTCTTTGTTAGCTGGTTTGGCTTCTTCGTAGGCGTCCACGATCTTTCCCTGTATGTCGCTCGGTATATAGTCAAAATCAACCAACATTTGATTACGCTTATACCCACGAAGAAGAACGTCCGTAGTGCAAAACTCTGACGCATCCTTCGTAACCCATTCGTTAAGACGTTTACTATTTAGTGGTTTCTGACGTTCTCCGGCAGCAAAGGTGTTGTCAGGTGATAGAATGTTTGGAATACCATCACCACGATCACCTTTCAGGATATGCTCACGCACGAACCGCTTCGGATCATCAATCTTGATGAACCGCTTTAGAATGGGCGAATACTGTGTCACATTAGGATATTTCTGCAACTGTCCAAAGTCTTTGTCAGACGATAGAATAAGAATAGGAGAATGTGGTGCCAGTCTTGCAGTAAGAACGGCAATAACATCGTCGGCTTCTGCACCTTCTACATTCAAGGTCTTATATGGAAAATTATCACGAAGTTCATCACGCAGACGATTAAGCACGTCAAAGATCATAGACCAATCAAGACCAGAGGCTTCACGATCATGCTTACGCTGCGACTTGTAAAATGGAAATGCGTCACGACGCCAGTAGTGCTTGGAGTCGCAGCAAAGAATGATGTTTGGATACTTTGACCGAAACTGCTTTACGTTAGAACGAATAGTATTGATGCACATATGACGAATAAGATCCTCAGACATTTCATTCTGCTTCGTCACAAACTTTAGATGCTGCATCAGATTTGAGATTAGAACCTGGTTAAGGTCTATCAGCATATAAGACATATTATTTCCTTTATTGAGTGAATATATAGTATATCACTCTTCCTCGTCGCTGTCAATCTTTTCTTTTGCTTCGGACAGTTCCACCATAATCTTTTCAATCTTTTCCTTAATCTCTTCCTTAGATAGGGACTCCAGATCACCTTCAATGAGTTTCACATTGTCATCGATGAAAGCATGGAGATGATGGTCGATTCCATATGATCTATAGACCGCAGCCTTTAAAGCATCCACAACCAGGATGATATCTTTGGCAAACTGTTTCTGATTTATGTCCACATAATAGTTGTCCAGTTCCGTGAGCATTATGCCAGCAATCTCGTCCACGATAGCATCGGCCTGTTTCATATCAGCCTTAGCCTGTCGTTCTATATGAATTTCTTCTGGCACTTCACGAACGACCTTGTTCTTGGGAAACTCGATTACTTTATGTGTCATTGTTATTCCTTGTTATTGATTGTAATGAATAGTAGCAGCAACACCGAGAGTGTTGCTACCACATAACCCATGTATATCCATGCCCACATGAATGTTTCTACTGTCATTTTACCACCCTTAGTAGTATCGTATCCACATTGATACGACCAGTTGCTTTTTGTTCGGCAGTCTTGATATTCTCCATCACCTTGCGAAGATAGATTTTACCACCGTCAAGAAGAGGTTTAATGACTGATTCGGGTTTGCGGAGTTTCTTCGTAATAGAAGACTCTTCATCAAATCCCGTAAGCGTAGTCCCTCTGACCGAAAGGCCTGAATTACCCACGGCATTATACACAGAAAGATTACGAGTTTTAGTATTGTAAACCCAAAGTTGCGAAGCACCGATAATGTCGCATGGATTGACCGACTTAAGATCACCATCATTCTCCTTATACTTCATCTTAGCAACCAGAACAGAAGCAGGCTTGACCTTCTTCTTGCGTGGCTTACGAACAGCAAGACCAGCACTCTCAAGTTCGGTCATGTGGTCGATTATACGCTTGATGAATATAGCCATGATCTTAAGAACTGGCTTACGCCAACCCTTATACGCTTCCACCAACTCAGGGTCTTTGCCTTCGAGGGCCTCGGTGATTTCTGTAAATTGAGGACGGAATTTGTCTGCAATCCTCTTCGCAATTTGCGGTTTAATTCCCTTCTCAAGGGACCACTTCTTAACGTCAAACTGAATGACTCCTTCTTGAAAGAACACATCAAGTTGTTCTTCAAGTTCACCAATCAGTTCGGCAGCCTTATTCTGGATGCGGTCTTGAATTGAGATGACCTTAGTGACTTGTTCAGTGACTTGTTCAGTGTCATCTGACATATCTGCAACCAGTTGTTCAATTCTGGTAACACATGCATCCCACACACCGTCAGGTAGAGTGCTACCGTTATGGAGTAGACGACTGTTCCAACCGATGTTATGTAGGTTAAGGGCATTTACTTTGGAGAGTTTTCTGATTGTGTCTTTGTTATACTTGATATGTTTTAGGTAGGATATTGTAAAGTTTTTGGCATCTTCAGAGTTGTAGAAATAGTTGAACCAGGTGTATGCCTTGGCCATTTCAGACTGTGAAGCATCTTCGTTCACAGTCGGTTCAGGGCCAAGATACTTTTCATCAGCAAACTTAGGGCGACGAACGGTTGCCGTTTTCACTTTCTTCTCCTTATCGGTCACGATGTTGTTTCCACAACTCATACAATTCTTTTTCTAACCGTCTTGCTTCTTTTTCCCACGGTAGTTCTTTGTATGATACTTTATTTTCACTAAACATTACACCGTTCCATTTCTGATATGGACCGGACATTTCAATAAGTTGACCTCGTGCATATTGCTTAACATGAACAAGTTCATGCGCTAGTGTTCTTAGCATAAAAACACGACCAAAGTCCGAGTCCATTTCTATCTCAAACTCACGATGATTAGATGTTCTAATGTCGTCGTCTGTATAGGTGCATAGACCGAAACATTTGGTCGTTTTATATAGGTTGTTTTTCAGTCTGATAACAACCTTTACGTTTTTACTTAGTCTTTTAGACAGGAGATGGTCGCAGAAGAAGGCGGCAGATTGTATCAACTCTTGTCTGGTAATCTTTTTAGGATGTCCGTGTAATACAATCTTTGCCATATTCTCCTCAGGTGAAAATGTGCCCATAGTCCT